CAGCCTGTTTATCACTGTACCCCCCCAGGGCAGCAGTGGCGTTGAATTTACCCACACTGTACGGCTGGAAAAGACCTGCCAGCGCTGCGCTCTGGGCTGCCGCACGTTTCATCTCTTCGTGGTTTTCATTAATCTGACGCTGATGACTGTTCAGACGTGTGTTGTGCTCCTGCAACTGACGGGAAGTGGACTGAATCGCCTGTGTATTTTTAGTAACCCGGCGGTCAACACTACCAACAGTAGCATCAATACGGTCTGTTCTGCCGGACAAAGCTACAAGCCCATCATTAACAGCCAGGGTTTTGCTGGCTCCTTCTGCACGGGTCAGGGTTCCGTCGGAGTTAACACCAACTGTCGTTCTGGAGTCTGTATATTCACGAGACTTTTTCGCTTCAACCACAAGGCGGGTATTCGTATCCTGAGCCAGTTGCTCAACACTGTCTTTTACACGGTCAACCTGACGAACGGTTGCAGCATCTGAGGGACGAGTACCGTCACTCAGACCACCAAGCACCCGGGTTTTATAAGCCTTACCCGGCTCTGCTTCATAACCGATATAAACCTCATTGTCACGGGTTGTGCGTGAATTAGCTCCTAATGCAACACTGTTTTTATTTGTTACTGTTGCCTTTGCCCCTAACGCAGTACCTTCTGTTGCATCTTTATCAACTTTGGCTCGGTTACCTGCTGCCGTGCCATATGTAGCCGTGTTATCAACAAATGCAATGCTTCCCAGGGCTGTAGATGCATCTGCATAAGCATATGTTCCCCCACCTAAAGCCACACTTTGCTGTCCTCGTGCTGCAGACCATGATCCCACTGATGTTGCAATTTTTTTATCCGCGCTGGCCCCTGTACCAACAGCTAGCGCAATCTCTCCATCCGCGCGAGCTGAAGCAGAAAGATCTGTATTTTCTGGGATACTCCCTGAGGCGATAAGCTTATTCTCCGCTGCATCCTGAGCCAGAACGCCAGCGCTTACACCAAATAAAATACCGCCAATAACAACGGAAATAACACTTCGTGATAAAGACTTATCCATGTATGATTCCTCATGAATTTATTTGTATACAAACAAACCGAAATACATCGGATGAATAAAGAAAATCTGATGTATTTCGGCACCCATGAGGATATTCCTAAAAAACCCCACAAATTTAATTTTAATTTTTAGGAAATATCTTAGTGTATTTTTTACACCTTTACTCCAAATACTGGAGCACAAGGCAGAGCAATACTAAATAAAAAACTGATCTCATGCCGCTGGATATTTCACATCTGCTTACACTGTAATTTCTGAGCAACATCACAATATCATCAAAATTTAACTGTTTAGTTCAGCCATGATATTTCCCTGCGTAATTATTACGACTCTTTCAGTAAAAACAGAAAGGGACAATCCCTCTTTTCCACCAATTACTCCTGTGCCCAGCCAACCCTGTATGCCAGTATCTCATCCGCACTGGTCAGCTTTTCCAGCTCTTTCTTCATGGTGCGCTGGCGAACGTGGATTTCCATCCCTTTGGTGAACATCGCCTGCCCTGCCGCTTCACTCAACGCTATAAGCTCTTCTGCTGTCACCTCCACATCATTGTTTTCCGCATCCGTCCAGAAAAACGCCTCCGGCAGTTTCCCCGCTTTCGCCGCCGCCACCGATGGCTCAAGACGCGTCTGCGTTGACTTCCCGTAGTCCCATTTCCGGCCATTGTGCTCAAACGTGTAGTTCGCCGCCTCCATCGCATTACGCCACGCGTTAATTTCATCGCCCTTCATCCCGCGCGCTTTCTCCGCGGTCAGCAGGTCCGTGATTTTCTCCCCGTCAAAACCCCAGCGCCCCGAGATGTCAGCTTTGCGGTTTTCTTCCGTATCTGCAACCTCTGCCACACTCTGGTTTACCGGCCACAGCATAGAGACATCCTTACTTATGCTGGTGATTATACCGTTACTGTCATAAACCAGCTTCAGCGTGTCTGCCGCGAATAATGACTGGCTTTCGTACCAGTCCCTGCCGTCTACTGATTTCAGGTACATCGCACCCGGCACGTCAGATTTTTCAGGGGTGTATAGCTTAAAACTCTTAATAATCATCAACGTCCACTCATTTAAATAAAACTGTGATTTCAGTGCCTCATCTTTTTTCTTTTCACAAAAAAAGCGTTGTGAGATCAAAGAAACCAGACATGTGCATGCACTAATATTCCCTGCGCTGACTTATGTCATGATAATAATAACTGGCAGTGTGGTATCATTGTCTGGTCTGTATGTTTACCGGGGAGTAACGCCCTGCTCCCCGGTTTTTTATGCGCAATATAACAAGTATGCAGAGCTGCCAGTTACCTGCGCTGAAAAGAACAACAGCTCACACTTCCCCTATACCGACTGAGCGCCAGCTTCCATCACCAAAAGTCATTTGCAAGGGTCTGTAGTAGATTTCATCTATACGGCTCTTGTCTGGCATGTTTGTTCCCGCAATTCCCGTAAGCACACAGCCATCCATTGAGCGTAGGCTCAAGTTGCTATAGCCACCATATGGACGGTACACCATCTCATTTCCCAGACGAATGCCTTTTACTGTGCTGTTTCCTGCGTCGCCTGCTGGCCCCGGAGGCCCCATCGGTCCCGGTTCACCGCGCTCACCTTTGGGACCTGCCAGACCTGCTGGACCTGCTTCTCCCGGATCGCCTTTGTCACCTTTTGGCCCCTGTGCGCCTGCCGGGCCAGCAGCTCCCGTATCCCCTTTAGGTCCCTGCGGTCCTGCTGGACCTGCTGGCCCCGTGTCCCCTTTCTCTCCTTTCGGACCGGGAACACCACCTCCTGCTGCAGCCTCTTCTGCCTTTGTTTTCGCTTCATTTGCCACATCCATTGCCGCCTTCACGGCCTTCGGCGTGGCTGCCTTTGTTTCGTCATTACTGCCAGTATCACTGCTTAACTGCACCACACCTTTCTGCGTCGTGCTGGCATCCCGCTGGCTGACCGTATCCGGTTTGTTTTTTGTGCTGTAATCCACCCGCCAGTGAAAACGTTGTGTGTCTCCGTAAACTGTACAGGTACAGACCGTACCATTAATAAACCCCGTTGCACCGTATTCACCAATGGTGACCCGGACTATGGCTGCGTTATACGTCCCCATCACCTCAATGGCGCAGCCTCCCAGATTGAGTTTTCCCGATCCGACATCCGTGATGACCTTATTAAATTCCGCATGCAGTGATGCCTTCATCATCCAGTAAGGCTGGTCAAATGCCCCTTTTTCTTTCAGCCAGGCGACAAACTCACTCGTGGTCCATTCACCGGCCCCCGTATGAATGTCCCGCCCGTATACTCTGGCTGCTCCCACGGTGTTCAGAAACTTCACCTTATCCGGGATATCGTCACCGTTTTTCGCTTTCTCCAGGCATCCGTCCGCTTTGTCCATTGCCGCTTTCACCGCTTTCGGGGTGGCTGCCTTCGTTTCATCATCACTGTCCGTTGCGCTGCTTAACTGCACAATTCCCTTCTGTGCCGTCGTCGCATCCGGCCCTCCCGGCTCACCTTTTTCGCCCTTCTCTCCCCGCTCACCTTTCACACCCTGAAGCCCCTGTGGTCCTGTCTCACCACGCTCACCCTTTGGCCCCCGCTCGCCGGTATCGCCTTTTGGCCCGGGAATACCCTGTGGCCCCGTGTCTCCCTTATCCCCCTTCGGTCCCCTCGCATTCTCTGCCCGTTTCTTCGCTTCCTCTGCACTCGCCGCTGACGCTTCCGCACGTTTCAGGATTTCCGCGGCCACCGCTTCCAGCTCTGCAAGGGCTTTCGGGTAATACTGTGCATCCTCCAGGTCCATCAGAAATTTATTCAGCGTTCCCGGTGCCGAATCCGCCTTCACCAGAATGTCACCCACATATGACGGCGCGTACCCTTCCGTGTTCAGCGTCACCCGGTACAACCCCGGCTCAACATCCATACTGTAACTGCCGGTTTCCCCCGGCTGACCATACGCCACCGTGGTGACAATCACCGTCTCCGTTGTGCGGCGCGCTTTCAGCTCTATCGTGCATCCCGGTACCGGTTTTCCCGTACCATCCTTCAGCACACCCGATATTCTGACTGTCATGGATTTCCCCCATAAAAAAAACCGCAGTACCGGTTTCCCGGCCTGCGGTAAAATTTGCGGTTTGTTGGTGTTAAAACGGTGCCATCCGGCTGACCACCCTCAGCAACCGGT